TTACCACCATCTCTCGCCGACATCCCAAGGCAACACCTGGGTTCCAACATAGTATTCCCGCTCTTAGAGCGGTATGTCGGTTCCTGTGCTTCTGTTGCACCACGTATCAAATAACCTTTGAGGAGTCGCCAAGAAGTCTTTCATCAAGAAGCGCTGTTTTAAGGCACCACTCTCCGTCGGCTTCATGTCTATCAAAGCATGAGGCATATACTGCCTACGCTCTAGCGACCTCAAGGACGCAAGATCGGGACCCGAGTTTCCCCGGAACTGATAGCGGTAAGGCTTACCATCAGCATCAAACCCATCTTGGGTACGCGTTACGTCTCGCTTGGAACGGTACTGTAGTGCTTGTACCGCCCATCCTTCCCATCCGGCACGCTTCTTACGGCGGCCGGCTGGTTCAGGAGTGACTTCATCAAAAATGCCGATGAAGGCTCCATCACCTACGTCTTCCGACATCAGTCGGGGACGGCGCCACTTGCGTGGTGCGTGTGAACGTATCCACTGAAGGAAAATGTTCACATTTTCAGGACAGCAAATGCCCGGGTGACGATTGAACCAACGATAGACGTTGTTGTGAAGGAGGAACAGCCTGTCAAGATGCGTTACAGGCTCGCGAACGTAAAACGGTGTTACATCATCTCCGGCAAAGTAGTGGCCCCCGCAACTTTCGCGGAAAGGCCCGGACCAGAAACTCTTGTCCGGGTTGACCACAAACCCTGCTTTCCTAAGATACGTCATAGCTAAATCCACCATCCCCGAAGGGATAATGAGATCGTCGCCGTAGACGTAGAGACGATGGTCCGTCTCTCCACTGAGTTCAGACACTGCCCGAAGGAGGCCATAAAAGATCAGGCTTTCCAACTCGAACGTAAATCCATTACCCATAGAAGAGAACTTTTCAAAGACGACAAGGTGTTCTTGCTCCTCGCGGCCTTCTCCAAGCTTGTAGAATCCGACAGGCGAACGGCAGGTATTAAGTGCCTCAAACCAATCGGGGCGCAGCAGGTACTCAACGAGGCGGTATGAAACCGTGTCACTGGCCATGGAAAGGTCCAGTGTCGCTAATTCCCCAGTGATGGAACCAAGGGCCGCTAGGAAGCGGTTCGTCCCTTGATCATCGAGGTCCTGCTTTACTCTTTTCAACCTTCTGCGGAGGACCCCACCAAGCGCTTTCTGGAGATACATGTTCCAGTCCGGCTCGATGCAAATCGTGCGGTCGGTT